CTCGGAGTGTCTTTCACGATCTAAAAGAAGCAGGACATAATGTAGTTCAAAAAGAAAAAGTAGAATCTATGACTTTAAAAGCATTTGTCAGAGAGCAAATTGAAAATGGTCATAATATTCCTATGGATCTTTTTGGAGTATATGTTGCTAACAAGACTAACATAAAAGGAGAAAAATAATTATGAACCAAGTCGCAACGAAAAAAGAAAACGCAGTACAATCTGTATCTGCTCTTGAAGAATTTGCAGGACAAGGTGCTGAAAATATCACAGCTCGTGATACTAAGCTGCCTATTCTTAAAATTCTTTATTCTAACTCACCAGTACTAGATGAAAGTGATGGTAAGTTTAATGAAAAAGCAAGACAAGGTGATATCTATAATGAAATCACAGGGTCCTTATATAAAGGTAAAGATGGAGTAATTGTTGTTCCATGTTTATATATAAATACCTTTAATGAGTGGAAAGACAGGGGTGATTCTCCGGGACGTCCCATTGCTATACATACTGATCCATCCATTTTAAGACAAACGTCACGTGGTGATGATGGCAAAGATAGATTAGAAAATGGTAATTATATCGAAGACACAGGTAATCATTTTGTTTACATACTTAACAAAGATTATGAGCCTGTTGAAAGTGCTTTAATTACTATGAAATCTACTCAAAAGAAAAAATCAAAACTATGGAATTCTATGATTCAATCAAGAAGAATGAAAGGTAAAAATGGTTTTTTCTGTCCACCTTCTTGGGCAACAGCTTACAAACTAACTACTACAAAAGAGTCTAATTCACAAAACTCTTGGTATGGTTGGGTCTGTGAGTTTGATAAAATCATAGCTGATTATGAAAAAACTTTACAAGTAACTAAAGATTTTTACGAAGGTGCTAAGTCTTCTGAAATTTTTGGTAAAGTGGATTTCGGTCAAGAAAATGCTATGAATGAAACAAAGCCTAAAGAAAGTGGAGATGTGCCCTTCTAATGGAAGAAAAACTATTTAAACTTTTTGAAGGTGACAACACTCGTTATCTTAAGTCCTCTCTTACGGGAGAGGACGACGAGAGAGGCAAGAAGTCTGCTGAATATATCACGATACACGAACCAGTGACCAGCGCCATATGGAAACAACATCTTGAAGGCAAACTTAGAGTTGGTCTAAAACCTGAGATAGATGGTCAATGTAAATGGGGTTGTATTGATGTAGATCCAAATAATTATAAAGATTATTCGGAAAAAAAGTATGTAGAAATTATTAAAAAATACAAACTACCTTTTGTACCAGTAAAGTCTAAATCTGGTGGATTACACATATTTGTATTCTTTAGTGATTTCGCTGAAGTTGATAAAGTAGTGAAAAAACTTGGTGAGATAAATCAACAATATTTTTTAGCTCAAGAAATATTTCCGTGTAATAAGGCAGTCAATATGCCCTATCATAATGTAAATGCATCTATGGAATTTGCTTTTGATGACAACAACACACCCATTATGATTGGTAGATTTATTGAGCTGGCGATGGAAAAAATGTTAGCTCCACAGGACTTTTATGGTTTGAAAGTAAAAGAATATGAAGCTGAATCGCAGTGGAGCAGCTATCCACCTTGTGTGCAAAAACTAATACAAGAAGGTTGGAGTGGGTCCAACCGCAATAATTTTTTATTCAATGTTTTAGTTTTGGAATCTAAAAAAGATCCATCTTTGTCAGTTCAACAACTTGAACAAATAGCCATAGCTAGAAACACACAGATATTTACAAAACCTTTACCTACGTCTGAAGTAATTGCTTTGGCAAAGTCTGTATCAAAAGGTGGTTATCAATTTCAATGTCCACCAAAACATCCTGAGTATCAGCCTATTTGTAATAAAGATTTATGTAAAACAAGAAGTTTGGGGATTGGCGAAGCAGTTCCAGAGATTATTGATCAGTTTGAGAATATAAAATATATACAAGATACAAAAAGTATTTGGTATGAATTTGATTATAAAGGTCAGCACATATCTGTAACTCCTGAGGATATGAAAGATGAAAAATCTTTTAGAGTCAAACTATTAAGACATAGAGTCTATTGGCTAACTTTACCTAAACCTAGAAAAGGTCCTAGTCCTTTTGAACTCTTGATGAAAGGTATTGTAGATCAAGCTGAAGAAAGTCAGGAACATATCTATGCGGATACACTTGAAGAAGAGCGCTATTCTTTACTTAAAGATTTCTTCGAATCACATATAGAACAAGACAAGTTTGATAAACTTAAAGATGGTTATGTAGTATTAGATAGTAAGTCCAATGTGTGTTATTTTAAGAGACTAACATTAGATAAATTTATAAAAAAAAATGCTACAAAAGTATTTAACACAACAGCTGATGCCCTTAGATTACTTGGTTGTGAGAGAAAAGATTACCACGAGGGTGAGAAAAATGTATGGAATGTAGAAATGCCAGAGTTTGTAAACCATCAGGCTTTAAAACCAAAGACTAAAGATACAGAAAGTGAAATGGATGATAGCTACCACAACAAATTCAGACCTGCACAAGCACAAGCTGATACACAAAAAGACAGTTAAAATATTCGGACCACCTGGTACAGGTAAAACTTACACATTAATTGAACGTGTTTTAAAAAAACATCTTGCAAAAGGTATTCATCCAAAAGACATAGCTTTCATATCGTTTACAAACAAAGCTGTAAACACAGCACGGGATAGGGCTCTAGCAACTTTTACAGAATATACAGAAGATGACTTTCAAAGATTTAAAACGCTGCATAAATATTGTAGACGTTATTTTGAGGAAGAAGTTTTTGATCCAAAAAATTGCATGCTTGATTATGCACTTCAAGCTAAAATAATAAAATCTTCAGATGGTCGTTTATCAGATGATAATTTTACATATAAGGATTGGTCTCTTGGTATTTATGACAAAGCAAGAAATATGATGACGGATCCACGTTTAGTTTATAAAAAAGAATCTTATAAAAGAGATAATCTAGATATATTTTTAAGAAAAATTAGCACTTATGAAAATTATAAAAAAGATAGCTTTATAGATTTTACAGATATGATTGAAAGAGCGATTGATGAAGTGGACTTTCCTCCACTGGAGATATTAATTTTAGATGAAGCCCAAGACTTCACACCTTTACAATGGTCAGTCATATATAAAATGTGTTCAAAGGTAAAAAGAATTTATTTAGCTGGCGATGATGATCAAGGTATTTATAAATGGAATGGAGCTGACCCTAAATATTTTACTACTTATTTTCCAGGGCGCAAAGTTATACTAAGAAAAACTAGGAGGTTTGGTGAAGCTATACATCATTTCTCACAAATAATAAGACGTGGTATATTAGATAGTGTTGAAAAGGATTATGAAGCTTTACAAAAAGATGGAGCTGTAAAAAGATATTTAAATTTCAACGAAGTTCCAATAGGTAAATTGCCAGGCACTTGGTACATACTTGGTAGAGTAAACACAACAGTGAATGAACTTAGAATGTGTGCTAAAGATGCCGGTCTATACTATGGGGATAATAGAGGTAATAGATCCTTTGATATTAAACAATGGGCAGCTATAAAAGCTTGGACAAAAATATCTAAAAATAAAAAGATAAATAAAAAAGAGGCTGAAGGTATGTATAAATATATTAGAGATTTACAGGATTTAAATTTTAGAAGGGATAAGTTTTGGCAAGATTTACCTGATTATCAAGAATATGATTTTAAAGGTTTAAAAGATTGGTGTGGTTTAGATTTACCAGATGAAGCAAGAAATAAACCATGGTGGGAGATATTACAACGTAACTTTAAACCTGAACAAATAACTTACTTTATAAGATTATTAAAAAGATATGGAGCTAGGCAACTTAACGCAGAACCTCAAATAATAATAGATACAATACATTCTGTAAAAGGTGGTGAAGCGGATAATGTGTTGATATATTCAAAAACTAATTGGCCATCTGCTTTTAGAAATAAAAATATATCTGAGAAGTCCGATGAAAAGAGAGTTTATTATACAGGTGTAACAAGGGCAAAAAACACTTTACATATTTTATCCACAGACTATAAATATAACTATCCTATTGGTTCAGATTACTTTGTTTACTTACAGGAGAAAAAATGAGTATATGGGAAAAAGGTGGTAAGCACTATAAAAGTTTTAAAATACAACCTTCTAAATTTATCAATGAAAACAATTTATTATTTGCAGAAGGTAATGTTATCAAGTATGTTTGTAGGCATAAAAATAAAAATGGAAAAGAAGATATCCAAAAGGCAATTCATTATTTAGAAATGATTATCGAGAGAGATTATGACTAGTTTACAACTAACATTTAATTTTAAAAAACACATATGGTCAGCTCCTAGTGATTACAGAGATTTATCTGATGCGAAAGAAATTGCTATAGATTTAGAAACAAGAGATGATGGTATAACAAAAGGTATTGGAGCTGGTTGGGCTACAGGGGCTGGTGAGATAATAGGTTTTGCTGTAGCAACTGAGGGTTGGCAAGGGTATTACCCCTTTGGTCATTTTGGTGGTGGTAATTTAATTAAAGAACAAGTTATGAGGTATATGCATGATGTGTGTAGTTTACCTTGCACTAAAATTTTTCATAATGCTCAATACGATGTAGGTTGGTTACAAGCATATGGTATCGATGTTAAGGGTGAGATAATAGATACTATGGTAGCTGGCGCCCTAATAGATGAGAATAGATATACTTATAAATTGAATGCGTTAGCTAAAGATTACATTGGAGAATTAAAAGCTGAAACTGACTTGATTGAAGCTGCTAAGGCACATGGTGTTGATCCTAAGATGGAAATGTGGAAACTGCCAGCTGAACATGTAGGTTATTATGCGGAACAGGATGCACGGCTCACGTACCTTTTATGGCAAAGGTTTAAGCATGAAATAAGACAACAAAATTTAGAAACTATATGGGAGTTAGAAAAGAATCTGCTGCCGATTCTTATAAAGATGAGAACACAGGGTATACGGGTTGACATTGAACGCGCTGAAAAATTAAAGAATAGTTTTGTAGATAGAGAAAAAAAAGTATTACATAAAATTAAAAGTCTAATCGGCAAAGATATTGATATTTGGGCAGCTCGTCAAATAGGTTTTGCTTTTGATAAATTAGGCATTGACTATCCTAAGACACCAAAATCAGGAGAACCTAGTTTTACACAAAATTGGTTGATGAACTCTAAACAAGAGATATCTAAACTTATTGTAGAAGCCAGAGAGATAAATAAATTTCACAATACCTTTCTTAACTCGATAATGAAATATGAACATAAAGGTAGGATCCATGGAGAAATACAGCAGCTTCGTAATGACTCTGGTGGCACTGTAAGTGGTCGATTAAGTATGTCAAACCCTAACCTGCAGCAGTTACCAGCTCGTAATAAAGAGTTTGGACCTATGATAAGAGGTTTGTTTTTACCGGAAGATGGATGCAAGTGGGGTTCTTTTGATTACTCGCAACAAGAACCACGGCTTGTTGTTCACTATGCTGCAAGTATTGGTGAGGGCTATGAGGGTAGTCAAGAGTTAGTTGAAGCGTATACTAACGCTGATGCAGACTTTCATCAAACTGTCGCTGATCTTGTTGGCATAGATCGTAAACAAGCTAAAACAATTGGACTTGGTCTTATGTATGGCATGGGAAAAAATAAATTAGCAAATATGTTGGGTGTGTCTTTTGATGAAGCAAAAGAGTTAATTAATAAATATAATAAAAGAGCGCCTTTTGTAAAAATGTTATCTGACAGGTGTATGCAAAAAGCAAATTCAGAGGGTGTGATTAGGACTAAATTAGGTCGCAAATGTCGTTTTGAGATGTGGGAACCAAAAGATTTTGGCGTACATACACCCGAGCGATTTGAGAACGCCTCTGCTAAATATGGCTCCAGCAACATTAAAAGAGCTTTTACGTACAAAGCTTTAAACAGACTAATACAAGGTTCAGCTGCGGACCAAACTAAACAAGCAGTGGTTGAATGTCACAAGAATGGTTTCACTCCAATTTTACAAATACATGATGAATTATGTTTTAATTTAGCTGATGATGAAGATGTAGGTCAAATAAAGAGAGTGATGGAGGGTTGCGTGAAACTGAAAGTTCCAAGTGTAGTCGACGTAGCGATAGGAAAAGACTTCGGTGAAGCTTCCTAGTAATTTATTTTAGCATTAGCTATATCTTTCTGGATAATTTTTTCTTTTATAAGATCAATTTTTCCTTCCAGATCTTTCATATCAACAGAATATACACCTCTAGTTAGATACATATGATTCCATTGATTTTCTAACGCCATTTTTTCTGCAATTAGTGCATTCATCACGTTTCTCCTAATAATATAATATAATTTTTTGATATTTTGTCAATATTTCTTGACCTACCCCACAATATCCTATATATTTAGGATATGAAAACTTTTATTAAATCAAAAAGAACAATAAATTTTTTACAACAAATAGAAGCAGCCTTAAGAAAAGTAGAAGCTACTGATTTTAGGGGGGATCCTTATGATGAAGGTGATGTCGCTGAGCACGTAAAAGATTTTAAAAAAATTATATATCAATGTCCTGACACAGGTGTAGAGCATCAAATGTTTGGTACAGACTTGGCAGCAGCCTTGATAAAATCAGAAAACTTAGCTAAACGGGGCCAGGATGACTAACCCTTTTTTGTTAGAAACTCCTGGTGTTATAAACTTTTCTGGTGGTAGAACATCTGGTTTTATGTTAAGAAAAATATTAGATGCTTTTGATAATAAACTACCAAAAGATTTACCAGTTTGTTTTGCTAACACTGGTAAAGAAATGCCGCAAACTTTAGATTTTGTACATGAGTGTTCTACACGTTGGGATGTTCCTATTGTGTGGATGGAGTGGGATGACAAAGCAGAAAATCATTTAAAAATTGTTGATTACGAAACAGCTGCAAGGAATGGTGAGCCTTATGAAAAACTAATAGATAGTAAAAGGTTTTTACCTAACCCTGTTACAAGATACTGTACATCTTATTTAAAAATAAAACCTATGCGCGCATATTGTATGTTTCATTTAGGTTTTGAACATTGGATGAGTTATATAGGTTTAAGGTATGATGAACCGCACAGAGTTGCGAGATTATCAAATCGTAATAAAAAAGAAAGATGGGAAACAGAGGCACCTTTGCATACTGCTAAAATTGCAGTGAAAGATGTTTTTGATTTTTGGAAGGATAATGATTTTGATTTACGTTTACCAAATATTGGTGGTAAAACACCACAAGGTAATTGTGATTTATGTTTTTTAAAAGGTGCAAACACAATAAGAAACATAATAAAATCAGACCCTAAATTAGCTGACTGGTGGATAGCTCAAGAAAGTAAGAAGATGGGCACGGGAAATGATCGTGCTGCATACTTTCGTAAAGACAGACCAAGCTACGCTAAATTACTACAAAACACTAAAGATCAACTTGAGTTGTTTGAGTTTGATCAAGCAACTGATACATGTTTTTGTCACGATTAGAAATGGAGAAATTATGGACATAAATAAATGGAAATCTGTGGCAGTGCGTTCTGAAAATTATGCATTATTAAAAGGTTTATGCAAAAAGAAATATAGAACACCTGGCGCATTCATTGAAAAATTAATTTACGATTACATTAGTTTTCAAGCTAAAAAAGAAAAACTACCAGAAAAAAAATACAAAGAACTTTTATTGGAGGAAAAATGACTGAAGCAGAAAAGAAACAGATAAGATGGGCGCCTTACTTAGCTTTTATTAATAACAAAAAGTATGGGACAGGTTATTTAGACATGTCTCTTGCGCATGAAGATTACAGAAAAGGTATTCATATATCGATACCACTTGATCTTGAAATTATAACGGATTCACAGTTCGAATATAATGGTAAAAAGATGAAAGCGTTAACAGTGCACAAATGTCAAAACTGGGACGATTCTGTATATGTTTTTGCGAGAGAAGTAGAATGAAGTGGATTGTAATATTTTTTTTAGCAAACGGACTTGAACATGTGCATGGTGAGGTTGAAATTTGTGACTATGCGAAAATAGATGAACAGGTTGAAATTTTTGAAAAAGAAACAAAGAAAGATGTTGAAGGCTGGGGTTGTTATGACGAAAAAACTTTCATTATACGTCAAAAAGCTCGAGAAAGTTTAGGTATCGATGTTTGATTGGTTCATTGTTACACTATGGTTTGAGCTTAATGATAAACTGTATATGAAACATTACCCAAATCAATTGATTAGTGATTGCAAAGCAGCTGTTGTTGAACTTGTAGACGTTTACGAAAAAGAATACCCATTTCGCAAATTTCGTGCTGCTAAATGCAATAAGGCTAGCGACTGGGTAAGAAAATATAAATATAATGATTGGGATAAATTTTTGTTTAATAAGGAGGAAAAATGAGTAGACGAAAAGATATAATATGTGAAGAATGTAAAGGTAATGGGTATATTCGCACTGATCATAATAAACCTATTACAGCTGAAAACACACACATTTGTCCTGCCTGTCAAGGTGAAGGGTCAGTTGGTGATTGCAGAATAGACTACAATGATGAAGTTCAATATTGGTGTTAATATTAATAAAAGAAAGGTAAATAAAATGAAAAATAAAAAAACACAAATGAAGGCAGAAGAAATGCATGAAATATATACAGAGTTTGGACGAAAATATGCTGAAATGTCAAAAAAATATGATCCGGAGGCGTTATTAAAAGGTGGTTTGTTTGCTGCACTTGAGGGTCTATTAGAATGTGCTCCTTCAAAACAAGCAGCACTTGATAGTATTTTTGCTATGATTGAAATGATAATGAATAAAAATGCGAAGTCAGATAAAGAAAAAGTATTTAGCGTAGAAAGAGAAAAAATTCATGAATTAAGTAAACAGGTGCATTAATGAATGAAGACGATTACATTAGATTAGCTGTAAAAGCAGAAAAAGAATTATTAATTAAATGTATCCAAAGACCTAGTTATGCAACTGAACGATTACAAAGTCAATTTGGATATACTATGACGGAATTACAAGAAATTAAAAATCGTGCCTCGTTATTACAAACCAGCGAATAGTTTTACCAGTATCTCTTGTAAAGAATTATTTATTAAAGACTCTCAGTATAGAAATAGACATCGTCTTAAGACGCGCGTCATTAAAACTGGTAAAGTACCATACGAGTGTTTTGCCTGCGGTAATACTGGAGAATGGCAAGGAAAAAAATTAACACTTGTCTTAGACCATAAAAATGGTGTAAAACTAGATCATAGGCTCGAGAACCTTAGGTTCGTGTGCCCAAACTGCGATAGTCAGTTACCCACGTATAAAAGTAGAAATATCAAGTATCAAGAATCACGGAACAGGGGCCAGGAGTAACCTTAACTAGGAGACTTTGTGAGTGATTTAAATAAAACTGATGAAATTATGTCAATTTTAAGTAAAAATTTGACAAAAAAAGATTTTAAAAAAGTAATGGACTTCATTTATGGTGCATCTATGGGTCTAGATTTTAACTATTCTAGCGCTTTGTATCAAAAATTATTAGATCAATATTATCGAACAACAGATCAAAAAGAAAATGTAATAAAATTGAACCTTGTTAAGGGTGGTAAAAATGAATAAAAAGGAGTACCATAAAAAAATGGACAAAAAGATTGACTGGAAAGAGTTAATTGGTGGAGACAATGACACAATTATAGATCCTTCAACGATGGATGCTGTGGATCGTATGCATTTTATCGATGGTATATATAACGAATACGTTTCTTTTTCAAAATCAAAAGACCCTCAATTAGCAGAATTTACAGAAAAATATTACACAGTGCTTACAGAATTAATACAGGTTTACGGGCACTAATGAATCCATCACCGCTTTTAATGAGAAAAATGGGATTACGCTTTGCAAGAAGTGTCTTATCGGTTGATAAATTAGAATCCGAAGAAAAATTATGGCGTTCAGTTGTAATAAATGCAATTGAAGATTGTATGATAGATCATAGTGATAGAAAACCATCTTTAATTAAGATAGAAGCTCATAACTGGATTGTGTCACGGACAAGAGATTTTGATTTAGTTTGCACTTGGGGTAGATTAGATCCTGATGATATAGAAGAGTGTTACATAAAAGCTCTTAAAAATTTACATATGCGCTTTACTCTTAGACAACTTAAATGGTTTGACTATGACAAAATTTACAAAAAAATGTTGTCTTCACCTCCACCTAAAAAAAAGAAACTTAGAAAAGATTTAAATGATTTACGACAAGTGGTTAAAAACACTCCCACTACTTATATAAGCACAATTTTTGTTTCAGCATTCGTATAGTATTCATTTTTTTGCAATTTCTCATATGTGTCAATATCATGGCTGCAGACAAAAATAACATAGGAAAATGACCTCCTAATATTGACCAGGCAATCCAAAATATTTGAGAGAAAAAACCGAAAAGCGGTGCGTACCAAGATTGATTACCATAAATGTAAATTGAAATTACCGCAGTTATTGCACAAGTGAATTCAAGAAAAAGGTACATTATAAAAAAATAGCACATAAATCATAAAAATCTATGTGCTATTCCTCATTAACGAAAGGTATTTATTATATATCATATTGAAATCATACTTGCAATCATTTTCCTATAATGTCGTTCCTTACAACTTTTTTTAAAAACAAAAAGGTAAAATAGCACTAAATTTTGGGAAAACTAGGAAAATAAGCAGAAAACTAGGAAAAATAACAAAAAGTTTTAGGAAAATTTTAGGAAAAATTCCCAAAAAGTAGGAAAATAACGAATTTCTTATGGACAAGACCTTGCATTTTAA